TGCACTTGACCAGGGACCAGGTGTGAACCGTGCGCTCAAAGCGGGCGCGGTGCCTATTGAGCAGCAGATGCTCCATAACGCATCTACAGATCCCAAGCAAATCACGGGCGATCTGCACGACTCGATCAAGACGGGCAACGTCCGCAAGAAAAGTGATGGTGGTAAGAAGATCACCATCGGCGTTCATTACAAGGAGCGCGGCGCGTACTATGCCAATCCAGTCGAGTTTGGTCACGGTGGCCCTGCACCAGCGCCCGCGCATCCCTTTGTTCGGCCAGCGTTTGATACCAAGTCAGATGAGGCCTATGAAGAAATCAAGCGCGTTTTGCGCGATGAACTGAGAAACATATAAGGAGGAAATAGACGATGGCAACTCCCGCTGCATCTCCGGCTGTCTCTTCGACGGTTGGTCTTAAAAATGTCGTGATTGCTCCGCTGGTTACGGATACTGAAGCGGAGCATACGTATGGAGAGCTTCAGCTGATGGCCGGTGCCATTGAAGCGTCCATCACCCCTGAGAATGCGGATCCCGATGTCCAGTATGCGGATGATGTCGAATTCGATGTTCTCTATCCGGATCCTGAGCTGGCGTTCAAGACCAAGATGGCTGACGTGCCGCTTACGATCCAGGAGATGATCTTTGGCAACAAGATCGATGACAATGGCGTGCTGATCAGGACTTCCACGGACAAGCCTCCGTATTTCGCGGTCGGCTTTATGAGCGAGAAGTCCAATCACAAGTATCGCTATGTCTGGCTCTACAAGGTGAGGGCTAAGCCGGTCACGGAGAACTATGCAACCAAGGAAGGCACGACGCTGACGCGCCAGACGGGCGAGGTTGAGTGGACGGCGATCAAGCGTACCCATGACGGCCAGTACCAGGCGGTAGCTGATGAAGGCGAAAATGGTTTCACCAGTGAAAAGGCGGCCACATTCCTTACGACTGTTTACGAGCCGACGTTCACTACGGCTGAATAATCCCAAGCTGCCGCATGGCACTGATGCTGTGCGGCAGTTTACTTTCTAAAGGAGGACATCACATGATCACTTGTACTCTGGGCGAGAAAAAGTATTCTGTTGACTTCATCAGTGGTCGCGCACTCCGCGAGATGGAGCCTGCTGCCAAAGTGTATGGCAAACTGGTGCGCATTTCTAAGGATGCCACGGAGGGCAAGGATGTTTCTGGTGAACAGATCGCCGTTGCGGATGCCCTCGATACGATGGTCAAATGGTTCTGCATTCTCTTCGGCAATCAGTTTACGCCGGATGAGATGTACGACCACTATCCTGCAGATCGAATGATGCACGATATCGCGCTCGCTTTGATGGCTGTGCAGACACAGACGACTGAGGTGCTGGATTCTTTCCCTACGATTCCGGTGACGAAAGAAGCGGAGCAGCTGATGATGGATCAGGTCATCGAGGAGTAAACGACTCTGCGAATCTTACGCTACCGGAATACATCTATGCCACCTTTAATGAGCTTCTAAAAGCGGGGTGGCGAATGCAAGAAATAGACGAAATGGACATGCTGGGTTTTCTGCGCCTACGGGCGTGGGATGTGCAGCGTGAGTATATAAAGAAACAGCCCAAACCAGCATTCATTGATGAGGTTTGGCGCAATTTGAAACCGTAGGCTGAGAGTTGACTTTCGGCCTTTTTTGATTGGGAGGTGAGCAACATGTCTGAGGTCTTGCGCGAGTTGGTGGTAGCGCTGTCGCTCGATAGCGATAACTTTGCGCGAAATATGCGTACCATCAACCAGCAGATCAAGGAAGCGGAGTCCACTTTCCGTTTGGCAGGTGCCGGTGTAGAGAATTTCGAGAAGACGGTCGCTGGGACTGAATCGAAGCTGTCTATGCTCGGTCAAAAGCTGACTCAGCAAAACCGTGCCGTAGACCAGTATTCAAGGGCGTTGGTTGCTGCCAATCAGAAGCTTGTTGACTCTTACAATCGTCAAGAGCGTATGAAGCAGGCCTTGGCAGACACCCGTGTTGAAATGGATCGCGCGAAGACAGCAGTTGATGCTGCCAAGGCTACTTATGAGCGCTATTCATCTACGCTTGGTGAATCTGATTCTGCGACCATTGCAGCCAAAGGTAATCTTGAACTGGCGAAGCAAGAGTATCAGGAATTGGCGGACAAGGTCAAATTGCTCGAGGGCCAGATCAAGTCCAACAGCAAGACCATGCAGAATAACGCTGATGCGATCTCAAAAGCCAAAACCAACCTAAACAACGCAAAAGCAGCTGTCAAAGATACTGAGGCAGAAATCAAGAAGCTGACCGAAGAGCTTTACAGGCTAAAGTCGGGCTGGACTACCGCTGGCGATGCGCTTACGGCTTTCTCAAAGAAGTGTGAATCGCTTTCAAAGGGCATGACCACTGTCGGACGCGGAATGACAACCGCGCTCACTGCTCCCATTACGGCTTTGGGAGCTACAGCTATCAAGTCCTCAATTAGCTATGAATCGGCTTTTACGAGTGTGCGAAAGACTGTGAATGCTACTGAAGAAGAATTTGCTGCTCTTTCAAACGAGATCAAGCAGATGTCTACAGAGATTGCGACTTCGGCTGAAGACATTGCTGAGGTTGTTGCCATTGCAGGCCAGCTTGGCATCGAAAACGAACACCTAATGGAGTTCGTGCGTACGATGATCGACCTGGGCAACAGCACGGATATTGTCGCTGAAGAAGCAGCGACCACGCTTGCGAAGTTTGCAAACATCATGAACATGGATCAGGGCCTGTTTGGCAATCTTGGTGCTGCACTGGTAGATCTTGGTAACAATTACGCAACGACAGAAAGCGCGATCATGGAGATGTCCATGCGTCTGGCAGGTGCAGGTAATCAGGTGGGGCTCTCTGAAGCGCAGATTCTGGGTTTTGCAACAGCCCTTTCCTCTTTGGGTATCGAGGCGGAGATGGGCGGCAGCGCTTTTTCAAAAGCTTTGGTCAAAATGGAAGTTGCAGCTGCCACTGGCGGTGAATCGCTCAATGACTTTGCAAAGATCTCGGGTCTGTCTGCTCAGCAGTTCAAAGCGCTCTGGGACTCTGATCCAGCCGCTGCGTTTCAGGCGTTTATTGAAGGCTTGGCAAAGATGGACGAAGAAGGCATGTCTGCGATTGCGACCTTGAATGAGATCGGCATTGCGGAAGTCCGACTCCGCGATACATTGCTTCGAGCAACCAATGCACATGAGCTTTTCACGCAGACGCAGGCTACAGCGAACGCGGCATGGAACGAGAATCTTGCGCTGACCAATGAGGCAGAGAAGCGCTATGCGACCACGCAGAGCAAGCTGCTCAATCTCAAGAATACAGCCATGCTCTTTGCACAGCAGATTGGCGACGATCTGAATCCGACGATCCAGCAACTTATCGAGAAGGGAAACGAGTTACTGAACTCCTTTCTTCAAATGGATGAAAGCCAGAGACAGGCGATCATCAAATTTGCTGCATTTGCGGCTGCAGCCGGTCCTGCAATTCTGGTTCTTGGCAAGACCGTAGGAGCAGTTGGACAGGTGACATCAGTACTTGGCAAAGCAGGCATTGCACTCGGCAAGTTTTCTGCCAAGGTGTCTGTCGCAGGTGGTGGTATTGGGGGCCTGGTTAAGGTTTTGAGTTCCTCGAAACTGGCAATGGTCGCACTCTCGGCAGCGTTGGTCTATGGCGCTGTGAAGCTGGCCGATTATGCCTCTGGCGCGAAGGAAGCCCGAGAAGCGCTTGAAGGCATGGCGAAGGTTGCGGATGATTGGAAGAGCAACGCTGCTGAAACCTTCTATGGAGCGAGTGAGGGGTTATCCTTCTTTGGTATGTCTGAAAGTGACTTTGTTCGCGATCAACAGACTGCTGAGGATTGGATGAACAGATTGATTGCGGTCTGGACGGATGGAGAGAAGGAATCTGACGAGATTGTATCGGAATGGACGAATTCTTTTAAGGAACTGACAGCGTCCACCCGCAGTGAGCTTGAAAAGATGAAAGCAGATGCGCAGGCAGCGGGATACACCTCAGTTGTCGAGCAGATCGGCGCAGACATCGAAACGCTTGATGCGATGGATAAGGAAATCGAACGCTTGCTCAAAAAAAGGCAGAATGGATTCCTGACTGATAAGGAAAAAGTCCGGCTAGCAGAGCTGATCGATACGCGTGAGGCGATCGAGGTCAAGTACAATTTGTCGCCTGCCGATCCAGATGGATTTGACACAATTCGACAAAAGGTGGAAGCGGAGGTTGCTCGTGCCCATGCGCGAGGAGAAGCAGATGCTTCTGTCACTGTGTATGAGAACGCAATCGTAGCTGCGGCTCAAGGTATGGCAGCTGTGAACGCTGAGATCGATGAGCAATACGATAAAGAATATGCGCTCATTCAACTGATCGAGGATAGTGCCGAAAGACGTGCAGCGCAGGAAGCTTTGGATGCCCGGTATCTTGAACAGCGTCGAGCGGCAGCCGGCGAGTATGCGCAGATGCTTTCGTCCATCGTTATGCCCGTTTGGAACAGCGATGATATCCAGCAAGCTGGCGCTGATGTAGACGCGCTGATGCTCAAACTCAGAGAATACTCGATCGCATCTGAAAGTGAGAAGCCTGCGATTCTTACACAGCTTGAGCAGATTGCTGCTGGTATGGACGAAGGTGCGTTGACTGAGTACGTTTCGATCCTCACTCAGATTCAATCCTTGCTCGATAGCGGAATGAGCGAGGCAGAGGTTCAGGCGCTATTCCCGGATATTGATTTTTCCGAAGCTTTAGAGCAGATTGCTGCCATCCAGACGTTCTTGAATGGAAGAGAGGCGCAGCTGCCAGGGCTTCAGGCCATGTTTGGCGACGCGCTGCCTGAAGAAGTCCTTACGATTGCAACAGACCTTGATATGACAGGCGCGCAGGAGCGATGGACAGAATTCGCGGAGAACCCGGGAGCGATCACCACCGATGCAATTATCGAAGGGTATGAGGATG